TTCAAGTCACTAAAGAACGTAACCACTATATTATGAATCAACAAAACCTTGTAAAGTAAAATAAATTGAAAATAGTTGCCTAAATATTTTTTTATGTCAATTATTTTTTGTATATTAGTAGAGTAATATTAATCAAAACAACAAAAACTATGAACAATTCAAACACAATGCAAGAAATCAAAACAAAAGTAAAAGCTTACAACGAGTTACAAGAGTCAACTCTTAAGTTTATCGACCAATTAGCTGATGCAGCTTATGACATTAGCAAAGATACTTACGAAGATCTTATCGAATTACGTGATATGATATACGGTGACGAAATCTTATTGCAAGATGCTATCACAAAGGCTAGCTCTTTATTTGACTCTATGAATTTAGATAAATAATCTATGGATAACTTACCTACATTTAACGAGTATATGTCAGCGGTCAATGAAATGATTGCTGGCGGCGAGCTTACAGTAGAACAAGGTGTAATATTAAGATGTTGCTTTAAAGCGGCATTGAATGAAAGACCTGTACATGTCAACTATTTAATAGCTGCCACTGGCCTTAATTGGAAGACGATTAGCTATACACTAAATGGATTAGTGCTTAAAGGTGCAATTAGACGCTTCGAGAAGAAGTGGTATATGGTCTAGTTGTCTTTCTTGGACTTCTTGATAGCACGTATACGCATGATATTTAAGACAATGCCTGTCATTAATAGAGCTAAGGTTAACCATTCGTTAATCCCCATTACTGCCATTCCTCCACCTGCAATGGTAGTTACTGTTGCTGCTGTGTCTTTAATATCGTTCATATTATTATTTCGTTGCTTTTTCGATGAAGTTCCCTGCGATTGAGAATCCATTTAGTTTACCTGTTTTAATTTGGTTCCAAGTTTCTACATCATTGATCTTATAGGAAGTCATCCAAGTGCCTTTAGGGACACTGAATCCCATTGCTTTAGATTTATCCATATCAGGATTTTCGACTATCCAGGATTCAAGTAATGTGTTCTTAGTAGTGATATCATCGTCATGATTAATATCAGTGTTATTCATTTTATTGTACTCAAAGAATTTCTTAGCTATTTCTTTAATAGTTTCTTGTGAGAAGAATACATGGAATGGATTACCCATCTCATCTTTTCTTAAGATTAGTTGTTGAGGTACCATAGCTGGTCCTGTAACTATCATTTCTTCATCATCAGAGAATGCAAATGTACCAGGATATCTCCAATAGTCGTTAGAGCCAGATGCTATTTGACCTGCTCTACCTGAAGCTCTACCTTTTGACATGATTACAGTCTCTCTACCATTCTTATAGACTTCTAGTTCTTCCCAGTAATGGTTACAGTTAACTCCGCCTTTAAAATCAAAAATGGAGTAGGCTTGACCATTGTGTCTAAAACCAGTATTGATTCTAGTGTCCATCTCTCTAATCTCGTCTCTTGTATATAATTTCTGTAACCTCATCATAGCTTTACAGAAGTTTCTTTGTGCTATAGCGCCAGCATATCTGTATTTAATCTCTGGCTCGTCATCTAGGTCCTGTTTGCCTAAAATGTCTAATCCAACTATACCTTTAACATAATCACCAATGCCTTCAAAGCTAGTCTTAGTAGTATCTATGTAGACTGCTTTTTCATAGTCAACTGCTTCACCAAACTCTTCACATAATTGTAAGATCTGTTCTTCTCTCTGTTCTTGTCTAATCTTTTTTAGTTTACCACTAGCCCATTCGATTCCAGCAGTTCCACCCCATGCATCCCACATAAGTCCACCGCAACCTTCAGAATATGGCGTATCAGAGTTTTGTTTATGTCTTGCAAACGAGGCCATTCTCGCTATCGTGTCTTCTGAGATGTTTTCACCTTTTGCTAATTGATTAGCTCTCTGTTTTCCAACGGCTGTACCACAGCTACCCCAACCATTCTCATCAGCCCAATCTAAGGCTCTTTGAGCTGCATTCTTTGCCGACTCAGGATAATCATTAAAGGTTTCAAACTCTTGTCTGTTTTCAATAGGTACACAATTAGGTACCATTCTACCTCCTTTAGGTTTTAGGCCAATAGCTTCATATCCAGCTTGACATGCGTTCTCTAAATCAAACTCATCTTCTTCTACTTCACTAAATGCTAAGAAATCTATACCGATTGCTGGCTTATCTACTATTGACATTACTTCTACGCCTAAGTCATCAAACTCTAGGTCTTCGAAGTTTATTAAAAGTTCTATTATTTTCTTCATAAGTTATTTATTACAATCTCGCAAGATCATTTATTTTTGCATCAGCCTCTTGTTGTGTAGTCATTTCGTCTGAAACAACATAAGCTCGTATAGCGCCTCCTGTTGAACCCGATTGTTCTCCTAACGTTACTATATTCTCTTCACTAGTATCTATATCAGAGGCTGCTCCAAGTGCCTCTGTGGGATTGAATGAAGGTATACTAGGTCTAGTTGGTGCAGAACCACCTCCACCACCGCCAGTACCAGGTGTTTTAGTCTTTACAATAGCTGCTACGTTAGCAAGACCACCAGCAACTGCAACTCCTGCAGCAATGGCAGCTCTAACAGGACTGGTAGGATCACCAGGTATTAACTGAGATGTATATGCTTTTTGTGCACCTAAATAAGTATCAATTGTAGTGGCTGCTATTGCCGCAACTTTACCAGCTGTGGTATTTTCACCAACTAATTTACTTACTGCACCTAAGGCTTGACTGGCTACTTGTAGATTAGCTTCACTAACCTGTTTCTGCAAGTTCTCTTCAAACTTAGCCTCTTCTTGCTTTAGTTTCATAGACTTCTTAGCATAGAAGTCTTTAACTGCTTGTTTCTGTTCTTCTGTAGCTTTAAGTCTATCTAATTCTTCGAGATCTCTTTGTTGTGCTAAGGCAAGTTCTTCTTGTGCTCTTGTAAACTCATTCTCTATATCTTCTAGCTCCATTTCAGCCAGCTTATCTCTAATAGTCTGTTTTCTGGCTATCTCTTCGTTTTCTAGTTCCGCTGTTATCTTTTGTGCATCTAGTCTACGTGTTTCTAATGCAGTTTCAGCATCGATACGAGTAGCTATAGCTTCTGCTAAACTAGTCTCTAATTCTTCTCTCTTTTCGTAGTTACTCTCTTGACTAATTTGTAACTTTAAGTTTTGTTCTTCTAAGCGAGCTTGTTTAGCAAGATTCTCTGCTAATTTAACTTGTGCTTCTCCTACTTTTTCTAAGGCTTCTTTTCTTTCTTCGTAAGTTCTATTAGTATCTTCAGCTATTTTTTGCTGAGTTTCCATTTCTTTGTTAAGCAATGCATTGTCAACTATAAGTGCTTGTTGTGCATCTCTAATATTTCTGAATTGATCTACTAATTTAGTGGCTACTGCTACGGCTTCTTTTACTTCTGCTACTACTGTCTTACCAAATTCTACTGTAGCTTCTATGGCATCGCCTACTTTATCTGTAATATCTTCAACACCAAGTACTACTTTACCTACTGCGTCAGCCGCAATCTTTCCAGCTTTACTAAAGTTACCACTAAACAGCTCTTTAATAGCGCTACCAAGTGCAGGGATGAGTTCTAAGAGACCTTCAAACCTGTTCATTATATTTTCTTTAATGGCATCTGCAAAGCTCATTAGAGCTTCTTTAGGCGAGGTAAATGCCCATACTATCTTTTCACCTAATGCAGAGAAGAAGTCCATAACTTTACCAGTTATGATACCTAAAGCTTCCATTGCTATGGCTAACTTACGACTACCTTCTTCTGAATTCTTAAAATATGCAAATAAACTAGTAAGTGCAATCAGTAAGGCTCCAAGTCCTGTAGCTGCAATTGCACCTTTAAGTCCTTTGAATCCTGCTGTTGCTCCTTTGATACCAGCTTTCATGTCTGCGAAAGCCTGTTTACCTTTTGCAAGTATTGAATTTTCTTGAGCTACAGCCTTGGTTTCTTTACCAAGATTCTTCATCTCTTTTTGTAATTCCTCTACGGACTTTACTTCCTTTTCAATACCATCAATGGTAAATGTAATTTTAACTTCTTGTTCTGCCATATCTACTTAGAAATATAATTTATTGTGTTATTGAATTTATGGTGTTGGGTTACCACTAAAGCAATCTCCGTTCTGTATACAGATTGATTGGTTGTCAACAAAACTACCAGCACCTGCTGTTTTAACAACTGTACCAACTATTGCACATATAGATGCTGTTACAAATCCATTTACAGTTATTGTTTGTAATACGTTTTGAGAATCTCTATATTCAAAGGTAGAACTAAATGAGCTACCACCATATACTGTATGACAGCTAGTTCTTGATCTTACAAAACAATCACCGTTTGAAAGACAAGTAGTGTATTTGTCAGCGAATGAAGCTTGACCACTAATTAGAATAAAGTTATCACCACATCTATTATAGATACCAGAGTTTAAGGTTTCTGTAAATGTTGAACCGTTTTGTTCGTATGAAATTTCAGCACCAGCACCAAAGACAGAAACTGTATGACATGTTTGTACTGTAATACCTTGACACTCGTTACAATCATTATGGATTACACTTGTATCTAAGTCACCTTGTGTTGTAGCTGAATTATTTTGATTAATTATTTCAACACATTTACCAATATAGAAGCCATTTGCAATTTCTAATACATCTCCTGCTTGTAAGGCGATTGTAGATGCAAAGTATCTAGGGCTAAATGAACCATCACAGAAGAAGGCATAATATCCAAATCCTGGAGGTACTATAGTACAATCTGCACATGTCGCAAATGCTTGAGCTACGGTGTTAGTAACTGCATTAGTAGAATCTCCAACAACTTCGAAACAACCAGCAGCTCCGTTAATTTCTACAGCTTGACCAGGTGTTAAGGTTATGTTTCTATTTATATAATAAGTATTAGCGCCAGTACCACAAGTTTCTACTTCATAACTAACTGGTGTTGTTGATGAACAACTAGCACAATCTGGATAATCTGTTCCTATTGTATAATTAGGTGTTTGAGTAGTTTGATTCTGTATGTAATAACATCCAGCTCTTTCGTTTAAGTCTACTGTTGTACCATTAGTGTATAGAGTATTTGATGTAGCAATATAAGTTGCTGAACTAGATTGGCTACAATTGTTTAGGTGTTCTCTAAGCTGATAAGTATAGGTTACCTGTGTACAACTAACTGATGCGGTATACGTATCACTCTGACATCCTAAGGCGTCTGTGATAAAGTACATGTAATCATCAGGACATAGACCTGTTCTATTAAATCCAGTTCCACCATCTTGCCATGTTATAGTTGCAGGTAGCGCACCGCTTGTTACTTGTACATTTATAGAACCATTACATGGTGCTGCACAGTCTGTAGCATCTACAACTGTATGAGTTGCTTCTACTGGTGATGAACTTGAAGCACCAATAGTATATGCAACAGAGGCCGTTCTACCAAAGCTATCATCTACTTCTAATTGACCGTTACCTAATGGCACGTTATCTATTGTAAAAATATAAGGTGCTTGACCTACTGGTGCATTATATGTTCCAGTGTTTGTACTCGAACTTCCAAAGAGTGACCAGTTGAATGGAGGTGTACCGTTTGTAGTTACCTGTATTGAACCTTCTTCACCAGCACATATACCATCTGTGACTATAACAGAGAAGCCTGTTAGTGGATCAGGTCGCCATACTGGTCGTTGATCTTTAAGAGTAATCATCTGTACTTTAACCGCTGTTCTTTGACCTATCTCTGCATCTATAATCTTTTCAGGTCTATAGTACTTACCATCTACAAAGATTACATCATCAAATGTTAGGTTCTGTAAGTCTACGTTGTTAAGTGTAAAGTATGCCGTTACACGTTTAGTAAACTTATTATAGAGTGAACTAATATAACGAGCCCAAAAGATTTCAAATAGAGTATTAGGTATTTCTGTTAGAGCAGCGTTAGGCGCTGGATCCATATAGTATCTAGTATCGTTAGCAAAGTTAAGATTAAGTGTATTAACTGCTTCTACTGGTGGTGGTCCTGGTGACTCTGCAACATTCTCAATTGGCCAATATTCATACGGTGTTACTAATGGATATGTTACCATTGCTATCTGCGAACTAGATGAGGTTTTAAAATACCATGTAGTTCCATAAGTAGTTACTAGTCCATTATAGAATAAGAATCTACTTTTAGGTTTTATAGGTAATCTTTGATCATCATCTACTTCAAATATTTGTGGTAAGATAAAGCTATCGTTTGCAGTACCACTCATAGTTATTATTTGATCTATAGGTGTAGGTGCAATACCTAGTACTTCTACTTCTCTCTTACCTTTTAGTAATTCATTCTGTGAATCAAACCTTAGCCAACCATAAGCATGCTTATTATTATCTTGATGAAAGGTATTAATATAGTCTTCATCTTCTTGTTTTGTATATTCTATTACAGCACTCTGTGTATTAAATAAGGGTTCACTTACAAAGTCCTTCTCGCGTATCATCTTATCACTCCAATCATATACATCACCTGAACCTATGAAGTCTTTCCAGGGTTCTATAATGAAGTGGTTAGGTCTACTGACTGATGGTTGCATTACTAATCTAAACATAGTAATAACATCCTTAATAAAATCTATTTGTTGGTACTCACAGTCTAAGTCTCTTGCAGGTGAGTAATTACCTGGTGCAGCATCACATCGCCAATAGGCTTGATCTACTGAACTAACATCGTAAGAATATCCAGCAGTTACAAAGATTTGAAAGATGTCTCCTGCTTGTGGTTGATAACCTCCATTCTGTGAAGTATAAGTAGAACTTGACCAGTTACCGTTTGATGCAAAGTTACCTGTATCTAATGTATATAATATGTTACCACCTGGTGCATCGACAATACAAAGTTGTACAGCACAGTTAACAGCGGTATAACCATAATCAGAGTTTTCTATTTGAGCATCTACTTGTGCGCCATAATTAAATTGATAGAAAGCACCACCAACTGATGCACTACCAGGAGCTGTAAAGTAAGAACCATTACCAGTAGGACTACCACCAACATCTGGAAAACCTACTGTATAACTAGGCGATGCTGTTACTTGATTAGAAAGGTATAAGTAACTCTGTACATCATTGTTACCATTAGCTGGCTCAAAGTATTCAAAGGTTTCTGCCGAAGCTCCACCACCAAATACACCACCTACATCTTGCTCTACACCTATAGCAACAGATTCTCTATTACCAAAGGCACTTAAATACATGTGTCTGAATTGTTCACTATCTAAGAAGTTAGACTCGTATGTATAACCGCTATCTTCAAAGATCTGATCCCATATTCTTTTAGCTCTAATCATAGGTTTAAACCTTGAAGCTGGTAGAGCACTAGTAGAATGTGTAAAGGATTGTTGTTGAGCACCGTTACTACCTAATGCAATTGTAGGTGAGTCTGTTCCTAAGTCGCCATTAGAGTCATATACATTACCATGATCTATAAGAGGAAATAAGAGGTCGCCATCTGCATAACCTGCCGTTAAGCTACCACCACTAGTTGTAGATGGAAAAGCATCCCAACTATCTTTAACTTCTGTTGCACCTATACCTGATACAAAGGCTGCAGCATTAGTATAAGCAACTGGTAGATCATCCCAGTTAAAATCTGTAAATGTTAATTGACACATGCTAGCCTCGCCAATAGCAGAACTAAAGTCTCTAGTCTCTCCTAAGAATAAGAGTTCATAGTCAATCTTATCTAAGTCTGCATTGCTAAATATCTTTTGTAGTCTTACGTGGCCTGTTTTAAACTCAGCACCATCTACTAAGACCTGTGCGGGTTTCTTTATAGTAATATCAAAGTCTATACCATCTAGTTCCCAAGCATTCTGAAAAAACTCATTGTTATCTCTAGTTGCAGGTACCTTAAAGGTTCTACTAAATACTGATGTAGCATCCGCTGACGTTACATCTTCTATACTAAGTGTTAACTTAATAGGTTGTGTTTCGTAAAGGTCTAAGAAGATTGCATCTGTATCAGCGGCACCTTCAAATGGATATACTTTTAATTGAATCATATTATCCTCTCATTGATTTTATGTTTGAAGCCAGTTTAAAGCTTACTGTATATTGGAATAACCTATCTTTTCTGTAGGTCTTCTCATTGTATGATGTGTTTGTAATTACTACAGGTACCCATTGGTTTGCATAGGGTCCTTCAGAGAACCTGACTTTAACTTCACCTGATTGATATAGGTGTTTAAGTAGTTCAGCTTCAGCATCTCTCATATAGCCTGATTCCACTTTAAATGAATTCTCTATTTTCTGTGAGAATGTTGTTAGGCCTCTATCTTGTAAGTCTACATTGTAACTACTTGAGTTATAGTCTGCGGCTCCTTTTAAGAAGTTGTTATTCTTAGTCTTAGTTGAATGATCTAGTCTTTTAGTAAATGTAAAGTAGTCTCTGTAACCATAGCTATTCTGCCATGCAAACTGTACATGTGGATAATCATTACAAGGCTCTTCATTAATAATATACTTCTGTGCTCTCCATGCCGCTGCTGTCATCATATCGATTTGTGACTGTGGATCTTCTGGACAACCATAGACTACAGGTAAAATATAGTAATAAGTTGTTAAAGGATTTAGCGGTACCATTAAGTTAGCAGGACCACTAGCTATTGTAATAGTTTGAAACTGTCCACTAATTAGAGTACCTTGTCCTAGGGATATGTTAGGTCCACCGCCATTTGATTGTGTGTTAGTAACTACGTTAGTCACTAAAGGAGTACTAGAAGTAGCAGAGAACTGTAAGACGTAAAATGCTTCTATACCTTGTACAGGTGTTGGTGGTGGATTAGTAGCTGATCTCTCTACTGATTGATAGAATGTCTTAGTACACTGATCGTTTCTATATACGTTATGTACATCTATACCACCAGGTGATGAGTAGATATTGCCTGTCTTACCAGGTAATTCATCTGCTATTGTAAAGTTATTATCACTTAGAGGTTTAGCTGTTCTATCTATGTCACTACAAGCTGCGAATGTATTATCGTCTTCTATTAGTGGTTGATAAGGATTAGTGTCAAATGGTATCTGAAAGTATTGCTTACTTCCTGCTATTACTGTAAAGATTGTTGGTACTGTTGTAAAGGCTCCTACGACACCACCAGATTCAGCTGCATAACTTATTTGATATTCTAATAAGGTTTCACCAGCGAGTGTCATACGAGTGTTCTGAGCAACAAAGCCACCTGTATAATGTAATGAGTCTATCTTGTTTTGCATTGGACCTACATAAGCTTGTAAGGCATTTTGTACATCAAAGATAGCTCGACCCTGTTTGTTAGGTGTCTGTCTAATATCTGTGATAGGATCTGTTTGACCAATGATAGTAATTCTTAATGCATACTTATCTGCACTAGCTATTGTATCAATACCACCTAATGTAATTGGATTAGCTCCATAGGCCATATCGAATGGTGTTGTTGGGGTTTGTAATACTGTAATTGCCATAGTTAAAATTCTGTTGTTAAGTTTTGTGCTACACCATCAGCAACGGCAGCGGCTATAGCATCGACATCAAAGAATGGTTGTGGTTTTAAACCCATCTTATATATCGACTTTCGTACACCGTAAGGTAGGCTACCACCTATCATCTCAAAGTTACCACTGAATCCGAATCTACTACCTGCCGTAGGTTGAGGTACTCCGAACCTTGGTACTTCTCTTGCTGGTGCATTCTGCATACCATCTACTCCATAGTTCTGAAAGATACCATAGTATAACATTTCAATGGCCAGTGAGTCATCTGCTATTACGGCCTTGATAGATTGTCTAAGTGCTCCTGTATTTGTAGGTGCCTCTTGTCTAATCTCATCTACTAGTCTACCACCTATCTGTGTAAGTATAGGTTGTAGGTTAGTCATAGTTTCACCAAAGTCACTTAGTGCTGATTCGAAGTCGTCTACTGTCATTATGGAGTTTGTGTATAATAAGGTGCTATACATTTATTAAGAGGTTGTGTTACCATTATCTCTATAGTGGCTGTCATGCCCGCTACTGTATCTTGGAACCTTTCTTTAAATGGTGTTAAGTTATATTGTACTTGTATGTCTACATCAGGATCATAGACGCCACTAACATAGCCGCCAGTACTTGGTTCACCAAATCTAAACGCTGCCATAATATCATCAATGTATTGTTGGCAATCTGATTGTGCTTGTAGTACTTGATAGAATGGTGGATCCTTCTGATCATCATCATCACCGGTTCTTAGCTCTAAGCCATTTGGTAACACTGTTTCCATTACTATCATGTTAAACCTATATGTAATGGCCTGTGATGATCTAGTAGACTGTGTAGGGTTTAAGAACACATAAGGATATAAGGTCATTGACTCTATCTGTTCTGTGTCTGCACTGAATGCTTGATTCTTCTCAGTGTTCATAGTCTTAAGGTCTGTTAGTGCGCCATACCCAAAGTCTCTAATTATTAGATGGCTCTCACTAATATTCTTAAATTTAAGTACGAGATCTCGATAAGTCATATTGTCTTCTTTGTTTTAGTTTTTGTTCGTTCTCTGCCATTACCTTTTCTTTTTGTAATGCCATAAAGTTTAGTGCCTTTATTAGAGGCTCGTCAGTTACTTGATCTATTTTAAGTAGATCATCTTGTGCTAAGCCTACTATTACCTTATACCAAGCTCTGGCTATATCTAGTTTTACTTCTGGTGTATCTTCTACTTCTTCGTCTAGATCTTTATCTGTAAGGCCAAATAGCACCTTATATTGTCTGTATGTGTATGTGCGAAATGCTGCAAATCGGTCTACTGCCCACATGGCTTCGTCAGCCCATTTGGCTTTAGGTGCTAGCAGTGTTGCCAGTTCTTTAAAGTGTTTCTCTAACCCTAAGGCTAAGTATACATCTGCATCTATAAATTGACCAAACATAATCTGGTCTAACTCTAACATCTCTACTTCTTTTCTATCATTCATAGACTTAACTATCATTGAGATAGCTAGGACCATGGCTTCTTCGTCGGCCTTTACTAAAAGGTCTAATGGCGCGCCAGTTAATTGTGACACTATGTAAGGATAGTATTTGGGATCATTCCAGTCAAACTGTAATACACCATGGTATTGGTCTATTGTTAATCTTTCTGGTATCTCGTACCTCTTATTATTAATATTAATTGTGGCCATCTTACTTAGAAATATAATTTATATGGTTATTGAATTACCTGCGACCCATTACAGCGTATGAGCCTAAGGACTTATTTTGTTTCCGATTGTAGTTAACTATCGCCAGTGAGATAACCGTGTCATCGTGGAGACCACTTGGGTGACCATACCTGATGTTTCTTGTCTTAGGATTATATTCATATGTAAATACTTCAAGCTCGCTTAGAAGGTACGGAAACAGTTGACCATCTGGGATCTTAATATTGGTTTCATTCATGTCAAGTATTAGGCCTTCTATAATTTCATTCTTTGATTTACTACTTGTAATAAAAGGGTGTGTGTCTTGCCATTCTCTTTTGATCTGTTCATAGATTACATCACCTATAGAATTGACTTCTACCATTGCGGTAGCTGAAAACTTTCTGATTCTTTGTATAATCTCTCTGGTCATCGTGGTCCACTCTTGTGCATTGGCTCTATAAATATCTACTACATTACCCATTGAGTCCATGAAAGTGGCTACTGTGTAATCCTCTTGCTTACCTAAGTCAATACCACAATAGACTTTACCTTGTGGTTGTGGATAGTAGGCTTGTAGGTTTTTCTTTAAGTCTGAGAATACTTCACCACCTGAATCTATAAACTTAGCCATATACTCTTGTTGGAATACATTTGGTGGTAGGGTTCTTTTAGCATCCTCTATTTCCTTTGCATCTATATAAGGTGTATCATATGAACTTCCTGTATATGCAGTATATGTTGGGTAGTCCGGCGACTTTGCTAACTGAAATAATTGATGAAACCAGTTCTTACCTTTGGGTGTTGAGATGAATAAGACTTTCTTGCCTCTTACTAAGAATACTGGTTTAATGGCTTCTCGCCATGCATCTTCTTTCATAAAGGCTGCTTCATCTAGAATACCATAGTCTACTGTTAGACCTCTAATGTTATCGTACTTTTCGGCTGATCTAAATATTATCTCACTACCGTTATTTAAGGTAATATAGTTTGATGAGTAATTACATGATTTTACTATGTTGGTTCCGCCGATTGCTTGCATCATTTCCTTTTGTACTTTTGATGTTTGTGAATAGGTCGGACTGATCCATAGCACTTTAACTGGTCCATCATTGATCATCCAATACAGAGAGAGGTTGATCGCCATTAAGGACTTGCCAAACTGACGACCAACACAAGCGACATGGTACTTAGCTGCGCTGCTAATTATTTCAGTAACCATGTCTCTCTGTTTAGGGTGTGGTGTAAAACCAGTATACTTCATTTACTCTGCTATTCTATTATCTTGATCATTAACATCTGGTCCAAACTCAAATTTAATATTTTTAAATAGGTCTTCGCCATCATTACCTGTTAGTTCTGTTCTGGCTAACTTAGGTATAATGTATTCAGATAACTTTAACATTAGATCCATTGCTTTAGCAGGATCTTCTTGTGCAGTCTGTTGTAACCACCTATTCATATTGTCTAGGTTTTGTTCGGTTAGTAACTGATAGGCTTCTCTAATTTGTTTAGTGTTCCTATTAACACTTCCTTTAGGTCTACCATCTCTATTAATGTTTTCGTCTCCTCCTCTAAATGACATGTTCTTCTTCGTTTGATTTATCGTCGTTATCCGACTTCTTTGGTTTAACTGGTTTTAAGGATTTCTTAAGCATTTTAATGGCATCCTTTAAGCCTTGTCCTGTAGTGGCACTAACTTGATATGTTATCCCACTGATTACGATCGTTTCTTTTTTCATATTCGAATTTTAATCTTTTTTTAATGTTTAATACACACCTACCACACGATGTTATAGGCTTGTTCTCTTTAGTTATCTGATTGTAGATACTAAATACTCTTTCTAATTCAGGTCTAGTCATTCTGACATTCCCTAATAGCTTCTGGTTATTGGTTAACCATTCAAAATCTTTATCTATCATAGTAATATTTTTAAATATAATTCACTAACTATTGATGCTAGTGCGGCATACAACACACCATGCCAGCCATATAGAAATATAAAAGGTCCGACATTTAACCAGAAAGACATACACATATTACATTTTGTAGGTTTGTCTGGTGCCCATTTAAATTGACTAAAGAAGTCTGCAGCTAAATGTCCTAGGCCTGCAGCTCCTAATATACTAAGTATTAATTCCATATTCTTCTATTCTTTTTCTTACAAATTCTTTACATTCATTTACTGCTTGACTAATCGATGTTCTTGGTATACCTGTTACTCTTGATAGTTCTGAATAATTAGGTTCATCTATCCACATCTTAAATAGTTTAGCTCTATACCATTGTTCTACTGTATCTGATTCCATGTCTTCTAAGACACCTTGTATTGCTTCGATAGTATAATCTATTTCTATATCATACTCTTCATCTATGCGCTTCTCAGCGGTCTTGTCATGTAACTGATGTACCCTTCCACTCTGTCTATATAGTTTATGGTAAGGTGAGGTTGAACTATGGAATGATCTATGTATAATACCTGATAGGAATAACATGCCTTGTCCTTTGTCTACTAACTCTTGTCCTCTTTTATGTGTCATAAACTGTTCTATAGCGTAGTGAGCCACCTCTTCTGATTCAGGTGACTTACATATCCTATACGACATCTTAATAATATCATTGTACTTATCAGTTAAAAACTTATTCAAATCTGTCTATAATATCTTTTAATAGTTTACAACGTTCATATAGTTCTAAACTTTCTAACAAGTCAATCTCTTCTCTAATATCATAGAACAGATCAGCATAGTCACCTTCATGTTTATCTAGGTACCATTTAAATACTACTTCTTGACATAACTCCTTAACGTCTTTGTTTTCGTATATGTAGTTAGCAAATATTTGATTACCTATTTTAAATCTTCTTTCCATTATGACATACCATATTGTTTAAATAACTGGTGTTCATGTTCATTAGTAAATGCTGAAGACTGAGGTGGTCTAGCACCATAATACTCTTGATCTATTAAGTTATTATTCATGCAACCTACTAAGTAACACCATATTCTAATCTGTCTATTGTCAGATAACGTACTACTAATTAGATGATGTTTAAATACCCTTTTCATTCTAAATTGGAATTCATCATTATAGGGTGTAGCGACTTCAATGAATTGATGGTATGGTTCTAACATACGTTGTATATTACTAGATCCACCCTTTATTTTATTAACGTCACTTCTATGAAAGTTATACCATTCATCACAACCATACCTATAGTTTATCTTTGTTAGTAGGGCTATAAAGGTTAGTAAACCTTCATCTTTAATATCCTCTGTCCATTCTGGTACTTTTATTTTAATATCGTTTTCCATAGTTTATTTATCTAAATTAATATCTGCAGCAAATGAAGCGATCTCTTCTTGGGTTGGGGACGATCGCTCTAAAAGCGATTCGTTCCCTTTAAAACTAGTTTTATATAAACTAGTTTTATTAGTATTATAGTTGCTCTCTGTGGACAGTATTTGTGCTTCCTGTGAACAGTATCTAGCATCTTTATGTTCATCATGAACACTATCTTCTTTAACTAGTTTACAGTTGGTTTCTAATTTAAGTTGATTTAGTCTGTTTGCATCTACCGTATATTTCCACATACGTTTCATTTTACCGTGTCTTTTGATTACACGTAAGTCTAAGAGGGATTTGAATACTCTTCTCATTTGAGAGTACGAGATATTATATTTACAAGCAAGACCTTCCATCGATTGGAAGAAGATCTTACCTGCCTTTTCATCTCTTTGCCATGAAGCTATTTCAGCTAGTGTGTTTACTTGTACTAGTGTGAGACCACATTCCCAGTACCAATTGGGTATTTGAATAAACCCTTGATTTCTTTTTGCCATTATTAGAATCTTTATTTAGTTTGTTGTGTTCATTGTGAACAGTATTACTTATTATACTCTGCATCTTTAGATTGTTTCAATCTTCTTAATTCTTGATATGCTTGAGCATTTTCCTTATATGTCATCCATCTAAGGTTACTAACATGATTGTTTAGTTTGTCGCCATCAATATGATCTACTGTTCTTTTGTCTTCAGGGTTATCCAGAAACATTTTGGCTACTAACCTGTGTACATACTTATCAGATAAGTGGTTTACACTAACTGCTTTGTATTGACTGCCTGGTCGACCTCCTGTGAGGTATAAACTAACATCATGAATAATGTGTGTGGCTGTGTTGATTCTTCTAACGTTACCGTGATTACTTATTTGCCATAAGACATCAGGTCTTTCTGTGTTTCTGAAGTTACCTGAAGCTTTTGTAACTGCAATTGTTTTCCATTCTTGTACCATTTTTATAGTTTTTATTTAGTGTAGATATAAGTTGTCTACAGTTTATATATCTAAAACATTTTAGAAAAAAGTCAAGTTTACAAAAAAAGGGCCAGTGCTCGTTCAACACACTGACCCTTTGCCTAAATAAAATAAAAAATAACTATTCGAGGAAATGGCAATAACCTCTGTAGTTATACTATTTATCTGTCTTTTGTTTAGTAATTTACTGTAATACTATCAACATACCATTTTTGACCATCTTGATTTGAAGCCGTATAAGTAAATGTTAAGAAACCGTCTGCAACATAATTAGTATATTGTGCTTGAGTCATACTAAAATTAAATGTTGTATCAGACCATCCTGTAGTATTGCTTATCGTTACAGTATTAGTAGCTAAACTTGCAGAACCTGCAGCTTCACACCCAACAAAACCTCTTATATTGTTTTGTTGGCCAGCTTTATTATGTGGTATTACTCTAGATCTTATTGTAACACTAGCAGGTACAGTGGTACCTTTTTGCATTCCAAAAAGCATTGGACGACAATCATCAACTGCATATGCATCTTTAGTACTAAAATAAATTAACTTAGAATTAGTACCAGTATCAAATACTGTAGAATCTTCTGTTACCCATGCACCATTGGATTTAATCCATGAGTGATTATCTGTATTAATAACATGCATAGTACCTAATTTACCAGTAGTATCTCTACTTGAAGATAAGTCTTCATCACTAAGATCATACCCAGTTGGCATTGTAAGATTACATATGAAACGGCTGGCTTCACCGTCACTACTACTATACCAGTTGTAATAACAATCAGTAGCTCCACCAGTTTTAAAATCAAAGCTATTTATTTTACCAAATACAGAAGCTCTATCTCCATTAGCACCAAATAATTCTTGGTTTTTATTATATCCAGGTCTAGATGCTTCAATTCCATTAACCGTTATATTATTTCTAACTAATGTAGTAAAATTTTGTATATAAAAACTATTAGTAGATCCAAACTGTGAAGAAAAAGCATTCTGTCCTGGATTCCACATAACTCCGTTATTTATATCTAAAGTATCCCATCTGAAATTTCTTTGTCCACCATATACACCTATATTAAACCATGTTGAATATCCAGCTGCAACAAAATTACTTCGATATGAATTTGACGCACCTATATAACTACAATTTACAAAATAAAGATTACCATTCTCACCGCTTTTATTCCAAACAGCACCATAATTAGTGTATGCGTTGCTTGATTGTTGGTAACTTAATAAGTTGTCTCCATATATAGATCCTCCAAATTCACCTTCAGTTGCTTTTTGCCATTCATACCAACCAAAGTTTTCAAAATTCCAAGTGTCAATATTATTATTTGTAGATCTTACTTTAAAACAAGTTCCACTAGAACCACCTGCACTTTGACCACTTTTTCTAAAATGTGTTCTACCAATTATAGAAGTAAATGCAGTATTATATCCTCCAATAATATCTACTAGCTTTGCTGAACCAGATCCAAAGTCTTCAAATGTACCTGCAGTACTTTCAGAATCCATTTGAAATGTAGAAATACTATAATTACCAGTTCCTAATGTTCCAGGTAAATACATGTCTTCATAGAATTGTATTTCAGTTGCACTAATTGAGGTTACACGAGCAACCATCCATCCGTTTGTTTCTGTGTATGGTGAATCGATTCTTACAATATCACCTACTGAAATACTACCTGTTAAGTCGGTAGGAGTTTCTAATATTTTATAGTCATTCCCTTGAGCAGCCTTTAATGTAGCAGCTGTCTCAACTACAGTTTCACCACCTTGTGTTGCAACCTTAATGGTATCACCATTTACTAATGTGTTATTTTGAATTGCATATACTATTGTAGCATATGGGTTCGCGGCACTTCCATCATTGGAATTACTACCGTTTGTGTAATCTACGTGAAATATAGCCATATTATTCTTGTAAGTCTTTTATTAATTGTACTGAGTATGCATCAATTTCAGAGATAGTACCACTAACTAGATATGTAAATATGTACCTAGGGTCTTGTCTTTGAATAATTAATTCAGCATCAGTAACTGTTTCGTTATCTGCATTGTATTCACCATACAATTGAGCACTATAATTTGCATCATATTGTAAATCATAGATTGGTTCTGGTGTGTTGTTTTCTTCCATTTTATAGTTCTAGTTTTTGTCCGTAAGCTCCAGCAACGAAATCTTGATTTGCTGGTACTTGTATTAATGTGTTATTATATGCACCGACACTCCATGAATTAATAACTATTGGTGTTGGTACGAAGTTTACTTGTATATAATCAGGTTTTGTTTCTCCGTCTGAACCGTCTGCATTAGTGACCGTTAATGAAGTATCGTAAGTTCCAGCAGTATTATATTGTATAACTGGATTCTGTGCACTAGAAGTAGCTGGAGTACCACCTTCGAATGTCCAAGCCCATTGTGTAATAGCAGGACCTCCATTGTCTGATGATTGATCAGTATATGTTACACTAGCTGTTTCATTTAGTGTTAGTGGTGAACCAATAAATTCCGCTGTAGGTGGAATTGCTGGTGGACCTGAACAAGCTGATTCAGCAATTGCATACCACCAACTGCCATTAACAGGAGCTGTAATACTATAAGAATTTGCTAGTGCTATAACCCATGAGCTATTTACTGGTGTTGTTATACCTAATTGGTAACATAGTGTTTGAAGCCATGAACCATTGACAATAGTAGTTGCACCTAAATAGATAGCGTAAGCACTAATCCAACTTCCGTTGTTTGGTGCTGTAACGTTACCACCTGAGGCACATTCTACATAGTCTTTAGTTACTGATTTAATATCCATATACTAAGAAATATAATTTTATATGTTGTTGTTTCCCTTTAGCCTACTAACTGCATCGATAGCTCCTTGTGTACCAATGTATGTAGTTGCAATAATAACCCAATCTGATGAAGTTAAGTCACCAAAGAGTGCAAGAGCTGTCGCTATTACGAAAACAAATAGTTTTTTACTTACCCAACTTTTTAGAAGTTTGTCTACTTTTCCCATCTTTACTGAAATATGTTTGTAATTTATCTATGTTTTTAAGGGTTGCCTTGGATTGTTGTGGAAGGCCCACAGTCCGAGCATTCGCCGTATTGTTCTTCATAATATGTTAAATTGTTTCTAGGTACTACTAATCCACTAAAGTATGGATTTCTTTTGTTTGGCATCATTCCATCAGTTCCAGGACTTGTGTAATCAGGGAACATTGAAGGATTATCCTGAAAGAATTCAATAAGTCTTTTATTGTAGAATTCTGCAGTATCTAATGTTGATTGTCTTAGATATTTTAATTCATCTAATGTAGTAGGTGAAGTCTCTTCTGAGGTACCATTTAAGATACCCTGGTTAGCTACTTTATATTTTATACTAGGTAACATTAGATAAAGAGCATACTGCATCAGAGTCGGTGCTATGTAGTCATTAAGTAATAGTTTTTCATTTGCCGTAAGATCATCAGCTATAATACCATTCTTAATTCTTGTATAGAATTTAGTACCTAAGCTATCTTGTAAGTAAATATCCTGTGCTTGTAAAATAAAAGGTGTAATCTCATTTACACGAACATTATCGTCTAATTGAGTCCATTGTTTAAGTCGTTGTTCTGAGACTAGTAGTGCTGTTTGAGCCATATTATTCGTTTGCTATATTTGTTATGTCTTCTTCCATTGCTGGATCTGTTGCGTCTGTTCCAATAATCATTGGTACAGGCTCTACTTCAATTCTTACATTATATCCAGCTAAGCCAAGTATGTAACCATAAGTATCTATTACTTTAGATTGCTTTGGTCTAATTACTGTATTCATAAAATGAGAATACGAAGTGATGATTTCGTCTGCGTTTGAGCTAAATCCTGCACCATCTTTAATTCCAAGAAGGAGAGGTGAAGTAATACGGTGTGCAGTTAGGATTCTAGACGTGATCCTTTGCTCTAGAGTTATATAATAATCATCATTCGCATTCTCAATAGGTGTAACTTCTAATTCTTTACCTGGTTCAGAGAAAGCTAAAAAGAATCTACCTGCATTCTCTTCTCCACTAAATGTATCTTCTATTTCGTTGTAGATGTCTCTTCTTTCTTCTGGGCTAGGTATGCCGTTTCTAAATTGTACGAACATTGATGGAGCAAGTCCATTTGAGATGTTTGCATTGTGGAACCTTGACACTCTCGCATCAAGCTGAATATCATTAACACCACCGATATAAGCAGGCAGTGGATAGATTTCTTGTCCTGGGTTATAGTTTTTACAATAATAGATCTGACTTGCAGAATCTTTTTTCGTATCTGTGACATCAAAGCATTTATATTCAACTGGTTTGTGTTTTCTTATTTGTGACCAGTCAGATGAGTAGTAATAAGAATGTATCTTATCTTCTTCGTCTGGTTTACCTGATCTTACGTTTGCAAATGGTAAGTGATAGATCTCTGCGATTCGATTACCTTCTTTATTCCATATAAGGTTAAGTGAATAACCACCGAATAATGTGTAATCTAATGCAATCTTTTCAAAGATATTATCGATTGTTTCACCATCAGTGTTAATATACTCACTACCATAGTCAGTAATACCTTCACCAAAGATACCATCTCTAATAGCATCTATACAAGTGTGGTTCATTGCTGAACTATCATATAAACTGATTAATGTTTGTGGAAATAGGTTGTCTTTACCGAACTTGATATAGTCTTTTCCTCTTTGTTCTTGGATTACTGGTAAGTCTAGTGCTTCAAACTTGCTACCTCTAATACTGTATAATCCTTCTGGGTTTGTGTTTCTCATATTACTTCTTAATAATTTGGTCTAAAGTATGTATCTGCCTCTCTTTGTTCATTATTTGAGACATACTCTACTTTGTTAATTTGTCCACCAGGTTCAAATATTAGTTTTATCATACCTTGATTTTGAATACCAACTAGTGGTTGATCTACTGGAAATGGCGGTGTTGTACACATTTGATAGAATCCGTTTCTATGTTGATCTTCAAAGTCCGGAATACTACTAGTATCTGCAAACCATCTAGAATATCTTTTATTACTAGTAACGTTACCTATTGTTGGGAATGGACCTAACCATTCTTGTGTGTTTAGTGATCTAATCCAAGTCACCCAACCTGTAGCTCCGACAGCATCGATCTCATAATTTACATATAATTCTATCGCTCCGGCAATACTTTGTCCAATGTATGATGTCATATTAGTTAAGTTGTTTTTCTATATAGAAATATAAAAACATCATCAGTTGTAATGGAGATAAATAGAGTATGCTAAAACATGTAATATATGGTGCATATGAATGTAAAGTAATGCGTGAGCTCGACGGATTGCAAGATCCTATTGTTGAAATCTATCTACAAGAGATTAAAAAATTCAATTGGGATGGCTTTCAGCTATGGACACATGGAAGCATTCTAGGAGACTCTACCGCTAATGATATAGATTTAACTATCATAGGTCCTAAAGTTCAACACAGAGTGTTTGGATTACTCGACGGATGTATTATGATTGGTTTTAACTTAGGTATACAAGTAGATATTAAATACCTATTAGAAGGAGAACTATTTGACTTTGCAAAAGATAAAGAGCGCACTAACACACTTGCGCACTATAAACCAGAAATTACTATAGATGGTGTTGTCTATAAGTACGGTCAATTAAACGAAGAAGGTTATTGGGTTAGTGAACGTAAATGGCCTATGACTAAATCTAAACACGCACCATACTCACCTAAAAGATTAATATAAAAAAAGGGTAACATTTCTGCTACCCTTTTATATTGATTGAATGTGGATTATTATGCTTCCACGATACTACCTGTAACTTCGAACATTGGATTTTCTTCCATTCCAGAGATAGTTAATTCGTATCCGTTACGATCACCGTAAGCCGTTCCACTTAAAGAACTTCCTGCAGTCATAAATGCACCTCTTTCAACACCAACAGAGAAATACTTGTTGTTATTGTCTTTGAATACAACTACCATATTAGTAGCTTGAGCCATCAGTAAAATCTGATCTCTCTTAGCTGCTTCCATTTTGTTGAATATCATTGTAAGAGCTTGGTCGTAAAATACTGTACCATTCTCTTGAGATACGTTGATTGTTTCGGTTGCTGAACTAGTTTGTCTTGGAACTGAAAATTCAAAAAAGTCACTAGGCGTAAGCGCTGAACCTCCAACAGTAATTGCTGTGATAAGTCCTGCGGATTCAGTAATAGATTCAACTGGTCCATTAGCGATAAAGATTGATTCTATACCACCATTAGAGTCGTTACAGTCTAAAGTAAATCCTGCTGTTAAATTGCTACAAGCCATAGTTTTATATTTGTTTTTTTAGTTAATTAAACCAGAGCCACCTGAGCAGCTCTGGTATATGATTATGCTAATCCGTTAGTACCGAATTGATCTACTTGTGATACTGCAACACCAAGTCTCCACTTAGCGATGAATTTCACAACATCTTGACCTTTGTCAAAGAAGAATTGTACAGTTGATGCATCATCTTCTAATCCTGTTCCTGCAACGATCATCCCTGAAGGACCTGCTGCTACGTAATCAGAACCTGTAAGACCTGAAGTTTTTACTACTGTGATATTAGCACCTGGAAGTTCGAAAGAACGACCGTCGCCTTGATCATAGTGGTAATAGTTTTGTGCAACTAAAGCTCTTCTTAAAGTATTGAAGTTAGCTGGAGAAACGATCATAATTAAATCATCTCTATCTTTAGATGCTTCATTTACTGCATCAAAGATATTTAAAGCTTGCTCAACTGCGTTAGATAAAGTCCATGCTGCTGGAGCTGCAGATAAAGTAGCGCCGTTACCGACAGTTACTTGATCTTTGATACCTGTTCCAGTACCATCTCCGTCTACTAAGTAAGACTCGTTGTATTTAGAGATTCTCTTCACGTAGTAATCAGCGATTACTTCTTCGAAAGGAACACTCTCTTGGTTTGCTGCTGCGCTCATTCTTTGAGACAACCAATATTGTCTTAAATCCTCAGGGCAGAGGTCCATTTTTACTTGTTTATCTCTGATAGTAATATCTACCTGAGAAAAGTTTACATCGCCTGAAGGATTCCATCCACAAGCTAAGTCAGCGACGTTTAAGTCACCGTCCATTAGGTTAATTGCTACTGTTCCAGCAGAAAGTCCAGATCTTAAGTCTACATAAGACATAAGGTCAGTTTCTAATACTGCCTTTGCAATTAAATCCATTGATGTTTCATCTGTGTACACACTAAGTGCTGTTAAATCAAATGCCATAATAAATTGTTTTTGTTTTTAATTGTTAGTTTGGTTTTACTTTCTACTTTTTCTTAATGAAACTAGTCTTTCAAATCTAGCTTCAGAAGTAGTCTGTCTTGTTTGTGCCTCTTTTGAAAAGGTGTTGGCAACCTTTTTAGCAGCTGGTTCATCAGCTACATCATTAAATCTTGAAGTAAGAACTGATAGCTCTTCTTTAAGTTCTTTGATTTCCTCAGTGTATGGCTTAAGTAATGAAGCAACACCTTCTAATAAAGCGTCAGCATCAAATTCCTTAATCTCTTTCTTCTCTTCGATAACTTCTTCTTCCATTTCAACTTCTTCTTTTTCTTCAGAAGCTTCTGTTTCAGGAGACTTATCTTCGATTGATGAGATTTCACCATTTTCACCTACAGTAATCAAAAGTCCATCCGTAGTTTCGTGGATTCCAGCAGGAGCGAAAGGATCTTCAGATGCACCTTCTCCAGCTCTTACGAAAAGGATTGCTCCATCTTGTAATTCACCTTCAGTGTACACTTCAGTACCATCGACTAGAGTAGCTTCAGCAGCTTTCACTTCGATAGTTTCTTTTTCTTCTACTTCTTCCATTTTAACCACAGTTTCCGTTGAAGCGCCAAGCATAACTCTTAACTTCGTAATTGCGTCGTTTACTGTCATCTGTAAAATGTTTTTTTAAAGATTAATATTTATCTAGCTTAGTGCTAGACATATAGAAATATAGAAGGGCTCGTATATGACAAAAGTAAACTTTTTTGAAAAAAAGTGCTCAAATATTTTTTTATGTCAATTATTTTTTGTATATTAGTAGTATACTAATGGAGATTACTCCGCTTAAACAAACAAAATGAAAGAAGTAAAAAAGTTAAACATGTTAAAAAAGTTAACAATGGAATACACTCAGTCACTAGATGACGCTAAACACACAGGTGAGATTACAGTCGACACTGTTGGTAGAGTATTCACTGAAACTATGCATAATGGTAAATATCATTTCTCGCAAATCAACAATCCAATTTATTGGTCATTGGTAAATCAAGACTTTAATATAACCTTATGTACTAATGGAAGTAACGTTGAGTTATTTAATATAGCAGTTATTAAAAAAGGTAATGGCTTAGGTACTGAAATTCTAAATTTACTATTAGACGCCGCTGACAAGACAGGTATTAGAATAAATCTAAATGCATGTGCTACCGAGGTTACTGAACACTTAGAAAGTTATCACTTAAATAATCAAGCCGCAGGTATTGACAACTTTATACCTATTAATGACGAGCTTACTAAAGCTACCGATCGTTTAATAGAGTATTACGAGACTTTAGGTTTCAGATCTTATGGTAAGAAATTCCAAATGATTTACACTCCACAAAAATAATTTGAAAATAATTGCTAAAATATTTTTTTATGTCAAATATTTTTAGTATATTAGTAATCTAATAACAAACAAATAACAATTATGAACACAATGCAAGAAATCAAAACAAAAGTAAAAGCTTACAACGAGTTACAAGAGT